GGTGTCCACCGTAGCACCTGACGCGGTATCCGCTTAGGTAAATGAATGGGAATTTCTCCCTTGACCCAGTTGTCATAAACACCTTTGGGTGCAATAACTAGAGCAGCTTTGACCTTGCCCGCTTCAAACAGAGCCCCCATCGTGTCGATGGCCACCTTGGTTTTTCCCGTGCCCATCTCCATGAAAAGTGCGTAAAACTCCGCGGCCCACGAGTCTTCAAACGCCTTGCGTTGATGATCGTATGGCTGGGTCTCGTATTCGTAGCCCGACATTTTTTTCCTCTTTTTCAAAAACCACTTGACAAGCTCATGGTATAAGATATTATCTGCATTTGTCAAGGCCCGAAAGGTGCCTTTAACCACGAAAGGAGAAACACGATGAGTGATGACCTTACCAAGTTGATGGAGCAGGAGTTTGAAAAAACTGTTGCCTCATCGGTTGAAAAAATAGACCAGCAAGGCTTAACTTCGGTAGCTACGTTGGCCAGAACCATCCGCGATAAGGAAGCCCAAATCGACCACCTTGAGTCACAGCTCAAGGAAGAGAAGAAGGCGCTTCTGAAACTTACTGACGAGGACATGCCTGCAATGCTGGCGGAAATCGGACTCACTTCGTTTGTCTTGGACGACGGTTCCACCGTTGACATCAAGCAAACGTATGGAGCTTCGATCCTCGTTCAAAACCGTCCTCAAGCTTACGAGTGGCTACGCGATAACGGGTACGACGACATTATCAAGAATACTGTCGCCTGCCAGTTTGGCCGTGGAGAGGACGATCTTGCCAGTGCCTTTTCTGCGTTTGCGCAGCAGCAAGGGTATACCCCAGAGCAAAAGACAGAGGTTCATCCCCAGACCCTCCGTGCGTTCGTTAAAGAACGTGTGGAAGCTGGTGAAGAATTTCCTATGGAGCTTTTCGGGGCGTGGGTTGGTCAACGCGCAGTTATCAAGCGAGGTAAAAAATGAGTACGAAAGCAGTAGCGAAAGCTGGCAACAAAGAGGTGGCTGTATTTGATGCAGCTATGTTTGAGGCCGATGCAGGCCGTGGCATGGAGAACATGGGGCAAGAAGACTTAGCGCTTCCTTTCCTCAAGGTTCTATCCGGCAACGATCCTGTCCTCGACGAAAACGAAGAGGCTCGTAAGGGCGATATTTACAACACCGTTACTGATGCGCTGTTCAAAGGTAAAGACGGCATCCGAGTTGTGCCGTGTGCTTACCAGAGACGGTTTATCCAGTGGGCTCCGCGTGGCAGCGGAAGCGGTGCGCCCGTGGCAATTTACGAACCCTCTGACGAGCGTCCGAAGACAGAGCGGTCCACCGACGACAACAAAGATTACGTTGTTGGCGGCGATGGGGACTACATCGAAGAGACGCATCAGCACTTCGTTATTCTTATCAACGACGACGGGTCATTGGAGACCGCGCTGATTGCAATGAAATCTACGCAGCTTAAAAAGTCGCGTAAGTGGAATAGCATGATGGCATCTCGGGCAATGATGGGTGCGAATGGGCCGTTTACGCCCCCGCGCTTCTCCCACATTTATAACCTGAAAACGGTGTCTGAGGAAAACTCCAAAGGCTCGTGGCACGGTTGGGAAATGTCGGTAGAAGGGCCCATCGAAGACGCTGCCCTTTACACTCGGGCAAAGGGCTTTGCTGACAGCATCACCGCAGGTGACGTTGTTGTTAAGCATACGGACGATGAAACGGGCGGTAGCGACACACCGTTCTAAGTAATCGTTGCGGTGGGGCTTCGGCCTCACCGCTTTTTCCGTATGGGGGCAACAATGTCAGTAGAAAAGTTTATGGCCATCTTTGATGGTCTGAAGGAAGCATATGGCTACTTCAAGATAGAAAATACCGGGGCCAATGGTAAGGCCAAGGGCAAAGCTGGCGTATTGCGTGAACCACGGACCAAGGCCCTGTGGGAAAACCATCTTTCCGGCAAAGGAAGTGGTCTGGGTATCATACCCATCAACGAAGACAACATGTGCAAGTGGGGCTGCATCGACATCGACCAGTACCCGCTGGATCACAAGTTGCTCATCGACAAAATTCGGAAGCTAAAACTTCCCCTCGTTATATGCCGGTCAAAGTCCGGTGGCGCACACCTATTCCTGTTTTCTGCCAATTGGGTAGAAGCAAAAGACATGCAGAAAGCTCTGCAAAATATGTCCGCGGCCCTCGGCTACGGCGACAGTGAGATATTCCCAAAGCAAATTAAACTGCACCTCGACCGTGGTGATGTGGGTAACTTTTTAAACCTGCCTTACTACGACCACGAGGGCGGCTTGCGCTATGCCTTCCTAGACGATGGGACATCCGCGACACTCGAAGAATTTTACGGGCTTTACGATAACTTTGTTCAAACTCCTGAAGAGATAGTTAAGCTACAGATAGTAGGCAGCGGCGAGACCGACCTACTGGAGGACGGTCCACCCTGTTTGCAGATACTGTGTAAGTCTGGCATCAGCGAAGGGGGCAGAAATAATGGTCTATTCAACATCGGGGTGTATCTACGCAAGGCATATCCGGACAGTTGGGAATCCGAAATCCTCAAGTACAACATGGAGCATCTTGCTCCGCCGTTACCACTGCCGGAGGTCAACATAGTTGCCAAGCAACTAGACCGCAAAGATTACGCTTACAAATGCAGCGACGCTCCGATCAATTCACATTGCAACAAAGAGCTTTGTCGTACCCGCAAGTTTGGTGTTGGCGCTGCGGTAGCTGGCGCAACCATCGCAAACCTCCGTAAATACAACTCCACCCCGCCCGTCTGGTTCATGGACGTGAATGGCGAACCGCTGGAGCTAGATACCGACGCGCTGATGAATCAAGCCATGTTTCAAAAGGCTTGCATGGAGCAGCTTAACTTCATGCCGCAGTCAGTGCAGAAAACAATGTGGGAAAGCAGGATCAGCACCTTGCTCTCTGAGATGCGCGACAACGAAAGCGCCATCATTGAAGTGGCACAAGACGCCAGCATCGGTGGTCAGTTCTACGATTACCTTGAAGAGTTCTGCCGTCACCTACAGCAGGCGCAAGACAAAGAAGAAATCCTGCTACGCCGCCCATGGACCGATGAAGAGCAGGGCATCACCTTCTTCCGGCTCAAAGACTTTGAAGCCTTTCTGCGCAAGAATAAGTTCTTTGAGTACAAGTCGCACAAGATCGCCCAGCGTCTACGCGACATCAACGGTGAAAGCATAGTGTTGAAGATTAAAGGCCGAGCAGTACGCGTGTGGCAAATCCCTGCGTTCGATAGCGTGGAGATTGACCTTGATCCGCCGCAGTTTGGTAATCAAGGGGAGGCACCGTTTTGACCAAGTTGACCAAGGTAGAGTTAGCAGGCCGCAATATGCAAATTCTAAGAATGTATCAGCGCGGTATGACGTTCGCCGCCATAGGCAGACGAATGAACCTGTCCCGGGAGCGCATCCGCCAGATCGTCAGAAAGTTAGAGGCGCAATAATGTTTAGAATATTCGGCCCACCGGGCACGGGTAAAACTACGACCCTGCTCAACATGGTGAATGACGCACTCGAAAAGGGTACTGCCCCCGAACGGATCGCCTTCCTAGCCTTCACACGTAAGGCAGCCAACGAGGCCAAGGAACGCGCCGCAGAGCGCTTTAATCTCGACCCTAAGAAAGACCTTATCTTTTTCCGAACGCTGCACAGTCTGGCTCTCACGATGACTGACATACGCCCAGAGCAGGTGATGCAGGATGAACACTACCGGGAGCTAAGTAGAAGCATTGGCGTGTCCCTTGGCAGCGCCAAGAACACCAATTTCGATGAAGATATTCCCACCCTTGTCACCAGCAGCGACCCGATACTTGGCCTGATTAACTTAGCCCGGCTGCGCAAAGCACCCCTGCGCGAGCAGTACAACTTTAGCAACATCGAACCCGACTGGAACACGGTCAACTACGTGGACAAAAGCCTACGCGAATACAAAGACGCGATGGGCCTGTACGACTTCACGGACATGCTCGAACACTTTGCCAAAGGTGCCGACAAGTTCTGCCCCACGTTTGACCTGTGCTTCCTAGACGAAGCGCAAGACCTTAGCCCGCTACAGTGGGACATCGCACACATATTGGATGCACACTCCAAGCGTATGTACTGCGCAGGGGACGATGACCAAGCGATATACCGGTGGGCGGGAGCTGACGTAGATCACTTCATCAACCTGCCCGGAGGATCGGAGACGCTTTCGCAGTCGTACCGCATCCCACGGTCCGTGCATAACATTGCGGAGGGTGTCGTGCGCCGCATTTCCCGACGATTCCCGAAGGTATACAAGCCCCGCGAGGAGCCCGGGAAAGTGGCGCGGATCAACACTATTAACTCCCTCGACATGACGCAAGGGTCTTGGTTGATTTTGTCGCAGGCAGCCTACCAACTTCAGCCCGTCTACAACGACCTCAAGTCCGGCGGCTACCTCTTCACGTACCGCGGCAAACGGTCCATCAGTGAGAAGGTGAGCGAGGCCATCAACGGCTGGGAACAGCTACGCAAAGGCCGCGAAGTGTCCGGAAAAGTAGCACGGATCATTTACAGTTACATGTCCACCGGTAACCGTGTTACCAGAGGTTACAAAAAGCTGCCCGGCATCGACGACACCGACCTCGTGAAAATGGGCGACCTCGTAACCGATCACGGCTTGCTGGCCACCCAAGACATGATTTGGTCCGAGGCCATGGACAAACTGCCCGAGACAGACCGGGCCTACATCACTGCACTGCTGCGCAGGGGCGAGAAGTTTAACGGCATCCCCCGCATAACAGCATCCACGATACACGGCTCAAAGGGTGGTGAGGCGGATAACGTCGTGTTATTCACGGACCTCAGCCCAGCAGCCGATGATGAAATGCGCATCAATCCTGATGACATGCACCGCGTGTTCTATGTTGGCGTCACAAGAACACGGCGTAATCTGTACATCGTAGACGCCGAAGATGTAACAAGGAGTTATGACTTATGAAAATGTCGTGGACCGAGTGGAAAGAGTACGAGGAGAAACGCCGCAAGCTGTTTAAAGAGAACGGCGTGGCCGACCTCGCTAATTACCGAGCCAAAGCAAGATGGACAGACCCCAGCATTCCCGACGAGGAAATCGAAGGCATACGGTTTGAGTGGGATAAAGAGCGCAAAGAATTTGTGAAGGCAGACTGATGCAGCGGGAAGAAATCCTACAAAAAGCAGAGCAGATAATTAATGGTAAGCGGGCCGCGGACTACGGCGATGCCTACGAAAACCATCAACGTATCGCTAACTTATGGTCAGTCATTCTTGAGACCGACGTCACCCCAGAGCAGGTCTATCAGTGCATGATCGCTGTTAAGCTCGCACGATTAATAGTAACACCAGCACACGAAGACTCATGGTTAGACATATGCGGCTACGCTGCGCTGGGTGGAGAAGGTAATGGCAGGATTACAAATGACGATGTTCGCACCGAAGAGTGAGTGGGTTCCACCGCTTGAACTTCCGGACATCACGTCGGCAACTAAGATTGCCATCGACGTCGAAACACGCGACCCGAACCTAAAAACAAATGGTCCGGGTTGGCCAACCGGTGACGGGGAAGTGGTGGGCTATGCCGTCGCAGTAGACGGTTGGTCCGGCTACCTTCCCGTGCGTCACATGGGCGGCGGAAACTTAGATGAAAAGATTGTTAACCGGTGGCTCAAGAAAGTCTTTGAGTGCCCAGCAGACAAGATAATGCACAACGCCCAGTACGACCTTGGGTGGATCAAGCAGATGGGCTTTGAGGTCAAAGGCCGCGTCATCGACACCATGCTTGTCGCATCGCTGCTTGACGAGAACAGATTCAGCTACAGCCTGAACGCCCTAGCTTACGACCACCTCAACAAGGTGAAGTCAGAGAAGGCGCTCGTCGAAGCTGCCCGGGAGTTCGGTATCGACCCGAAAGCTGAAATGTGGAAGATGCCAGCCATGTATGTTGGACCTTACGCTGAAGGCGACGCTGAACTGACCCTCGAACTCTGGAACTTCTTCTCCGCACAACTTAGCAAAGAAGACCTTTGGCCTATCGCAAATCTCGAACTTGATCTCCTCCCATGTCTCGTTGACATGACCATGCGAGGCGTCCGCGTCGATACTGAGCGGGTAGAGCGAACGAGGGATAGTCTGCTCGAACGAGAGCGGGAAGTCCTCAAGCAAATTAAGAATATCGTTGGCGGAGACGTGGAAATCTGGGCTGCGCAGTCGCTTGCTAAAGCGTTCGATAAAGTCGGCATCCATTATCCACAAACCGAAAAAGGCGCACCGAGCTTCACTAAGCTCTTCCTCCAAGAAAACAATCATCCCCTCGCGCAGCTCATCGTCCAA